TAATCCTTGACGCTGCTCGACGCGGCGCCATCAACTAACCCCCTCCCAATGCAAAAGAAACCCTCCAAGCAAACCCCTGAAGCCAAGGCTCCCGCGACCTATCGCGAACTCACCGGCTCTTCCTACGTCGTCCTCTCTGACGGCACCGTGGCCCGTAAGTTAAAGCCCCGCCTGTCGGGTTCGAGCCGCTCTTGGTTCCTGTCCCACGACAATCGCCTCCGCTGCGTCACTCAGAAGACGGTGGACGAGATGACTTCATTCCCGTAAGCCTTTCCTAATCCAACCCACAACCCAACCAAGCCATGAAAAAAGAAACCCAGTCCACCGTTAGCCAGGAGCAAAGTAATCCCTACTTTGACCTGATCGCCGCACTCTCCTCGATGGAGAACGTCGGCGCCAACCGCATCAACCCCGCCTTCAAGGCCCGGTACGTCTCGCTCGACGCTCTGCTCGACGCGGTGAAGCCCGTCCTCCAAGCGCACAACCTAGCCCTCGTCCAAGTCCTCGAGACGGAGGAAGGCAAGGTCGGTGTCTCGACTTCCCTGCTGCACACCTCGGGCCACCTCTTCGCCTTCGGGAAACTGATGGTCAAGGCCGACGGCCTAACGGCTCAACAGGTCGGCGGGGCTATCACCTACATTCGCCGGCAGTCTATCCAGACGGCTTGCGGTATCTCGGTGGACCTCGACGACGACGGGCATCAGGCCTCCGCACCTAAGCCCCAAGCCCCCAAGGTCTTTATGGGCGAACTCCGCTTTGAGAAGGCCGCCGTGGAAATCCTCACGCTCAAGGGTTGGCTCAAGCCTGGACAAGGTTTGAAAGACCTCAGCGCTGAACACCTAGCCGTCCTTAAGAACAATGCCTTCCAACAGGCCGTAACCAACTTCGTCAAATGAACATCGACGACATCATCGAGAACGCCCAGCTGAAGGGCCGCATCATCGCCCTCGACGCTCAGGTCGAAACCCTCACGGCTGAACTCCGTTGCCTCGAGGCCGTCATCCGTTCCCACGAGCGCGTGGACTGCCTTTTGGTTAAGAGCCTTAAAGAGCAACTGCTCGAGGTTGATGCCAAGGTCGAGCGGCTGACCAAGGCGGGGGGGGACTTAGTAACATGGGTCTTAATAATGCGTCATAATAATCCTAACGACATTGAAGACATACGTTTAGTTATTCTAAATTGGAACGCCGCCAAGGAAGGCAAGCGGTCGTGACCACCTCGACCACGCACGGCACGGGGCAACCCATCAACGTCATCCTTCCCGACCATACCATCGTCCTCATGTGGATCGTGAAGACCGAGGCTATCCGGCAGTTCTCCATCTCGGACATGAACCAAGCCGAGGTCGAACTCGCTGACTTCGAGGCCGTCATCCTAGCCAAGCAAGCCAAGCACCTGGCGACCTTTGCCGGGGCGACCTTCGAGCTGAACGGTAACGCGTACGTCATCGACGCTGTCAGTCAGTCCGCTGCCGACGCTATCAAGCGCCAGTCTATTCACCTAAAAAAGATATGGGTCTCGGCCCGCTCGTTCTTTCCCGCATGAAGTCGCTCGTCATCCCCTCGTCGGTCTACAAGGCCGCCGCCCTAGACGAGAACACCCACGCCCTGCTTATCCTCTTGGACGGCACCGTCTTCGTCGAGCTCCAGGCTAAGTCCAACAAGGCACTCGAGAAGGTTCTAGTCGGCTGGAAGGCTGAAACCCTGCCCTCTCTTGCCCGGTCAGACGTCCGCTTCTTCGCCGTCAACTGCGGCAAGGTCTTTGAACTCACCCTCTTCCGCTCTAAACGATGACCACCCAAGACCGCCTAGCCGCCGCCCTGCGCCGACTCCAGACCGAGGCCCGTAGCCTCTCCGCTTACCAAACCGCCTTCGTGACCCAAGCGGATATCCACCGCGTCAGTATCGACGGCGACCGCCTCCTCTCGGTCCTCGCGATCACGGACGCCACGCGCATCGAAGACATTAACGATATGGTCGAGCTGCGGGAACGCCTCAACATCGTCCGAGCCGACCTTGCCTCACTCCTGGTCAGCGTCCAGAACCTCCACGAGAAGGCTGAAGAGATGGACAAGACTTTGACCGACGCCGAGAACCTAGTCGACAACCCCGACGAGGTGCTATAATTCATTCCAACATTCACCCCCACAAGCCATGTATACCCCCGAAGAAATCCAAGCCAAACTCGCTGGCAAGACGCGAGCCGATTACGACGCTATCGACGCGTTGAACCAGACCGCCGCGAAACTGCTCCTCAAGGCACCGGCTAAGTACGCCCACGATAAGGCCAACCCCCGCAAAGACTCTAAGGCTCTCCGCGAAGGCATTATGACCCACGCCGCCGTCCTCGCTCAGGACGAGTTTGCTAAGTTCAAGCCCGAGCCCGACACTGACAAGCGCACGAAGGAAGGCAAAGAGGTACACTCCTATTGGAAGTCCACTCTCCAGCCCGGTGACGTGCCTTGCAAAGCCGATGAGTACGATAACGCTCTATCCTACTCCGACGCCCTCCGCATCGCCATGGGTCGCTATAACATCGTCCCTATCGCAACGGAAGTCATGCTCACCGCTGACTATATGGTGCCTATCAAGGGCTCCCTCGACCTGATCGCCGCGGACGGGTACGTCTACGACATCAAGACGACGATGGAAGAGGCCACCCCTAAGGGCTTCGGTCGTCAACTCATCTGGTCGGACGACTTTAAACTACAGGCCGCGTGGTATCTGCTCCTCTGCAAACTCAACTTTGGCGTACGCCCTAAGGGGTTCCGTCTCCTGGTCGTCGAGAAAGAGGCGCCGTACTTGACCGCCGTCTTCGAGCTACACCAAGACCTGATCGCGGAAGGCGAAGCCCTCATGCTCTCTGCCATTAAGGCCTACGAGGTTTGCAAGTCCTTTAACGAGTGGCCCGCCTACCCGTCTGAGGTCATCGTCATCGCCCGCCCGCAGTCCGCTGCTCCCCTCGCCCCTATCAATTTCGCCTAACCAATAACACACTATGGAAAACCAAAACGACCGCCCCCCACTCACCAACATCGACAAGACCGGCAAGTACGTCCTGAAGATGTCCCTCCCCAAAGAAGACAAGGTCAAGGTCTACGACGATGGCGTCGGTGCCCGCCTCTTCTTTAAGACCGCCGAAGGCCTGTGCTTCTCCAAGAGCTACGGCACCAAGTACGGCAAGTCTCTCGCCATGCTGGTCGGTAAAATCTCCGGCAAGTACGTCTCCGAGCCTAAGGCCGACCTCTCCGTCCCCGACTTCCTGGACTACATCCGACCCGCGACTAACGTACACTTCGAGGTCGAGGTGGAAGTGACCCCCGACGGCGAGTGGCAGGGCCGTCCTCAATTCAAATACAAAATAAACTTTCCCAAGGGCAAGGGCGTTGCCGCGTCGACCATCCCAACCCCGACCGACTGGTGAAGACCCCGCAGACCATCGTCCTCCTCTCTGGTTACGCCAGGAGCGGAAAGGACACGTTCGCCGAGGGGATGACCCGTTACAGCGCTAACGTCAAACGCATCGCCTTTGCTGATGCCCTGAAGGACGCCGCTAACGACTTCTCCATCGCCCTAGGGCTCTCGGTTAACTTCCACGATGACACCGTCAAGGCCACAAACCGCGAGACCCTCGTCGCTATGGGTCGGTTTGCCCGGTCTATACACAAGGACGTCTTTGTTTACAACCTCACCGAGGCCGCCAGCCGTGAGCGTGGGCACGTCGTCGTCACCGACACCCGGTACATTAACGAGGTCACCGTCACTAAGCAGCTGATGCACGAGGTCCGCGGCTGGAGGTTTATTCATCTGCACATCGAGACCGTCGGCATCGGCCCGGCTAACGACGAAGAGGCCGCCAGCATCCGCGAGATGCTCGAGGGTTGCATCCCGACCCAGACCTACGCCTTCCAACCTAACAGCGCCGCCATGATCCGTGACGTGGGCAAGTCGGTCGCCAAACACTTAGAACTATGAGCCAACCAAAAAAACATCAAATACCTGAGGTCGGAAAGTGGGTCTCAATTGAGGACTACAACCGCCTCGAACATCAATTACAAATTGAAAAGTCTCAAAGAGAATTCTGGGAGTTTCGTTCCAAGCGATGGATGGGCTCGACACATGACCTAATCAAAGCAGGAAACCGTCTATATAATATGGTCCTAGAAATCTGCTTAAATGATTTTATGAATCAGCCAGGGGTGCCAGAGTTGTATGGCATCGACGACACCTTGCGCCATTGGAAAAAAACAAACACTCCAAACTTACAACCGTCTAAAAAAGATATCGAAGCATGAGCCGTAAACAAACCAAACAAGAACGCATTGAAGAACTCGAGAAGGAGGTCGCCGCCTTACACACGCTGAACGTCCAACTCGGCAACACGCTCAAGATGACCGAGGACGGTCAGTGGGTCGTCATCTCCGAGAAGGACTTGAACAGGTATAGGAACGGCATCGACGCGCTCATTAAGGCCGGTGACCAAGTGAGCGACTACCTTGCCGAGGTTAACACCGAAGAAGAGACCGCCTATATACTGCAACTCTGGAAGGACGCTAAGGGGTCGGACAAGTTCTAACTCGTGGCAACGCCCACCGACGACGAGCTTGCGGAGATGTCGAGGTGCTGGGGCGTATCAATCGACCGCCTCCGCTTTCTAGCAACCTGTCCTCACTACGACAGCAAGCCCCATATCCGGGTCGACGACTACAAAGACCCGACCGACCGACACATCGCCAAGGCCATCCGTGAAGCCATACGTGGCTCCTGGCTAACGGCTGACGCCGCTAAGATTGCGGGCGTGCCCCTAAAGACGATCGAGGCCTTCGTCTGCCGACATGGCATCATCTGGCCTCCCGGCTGTCGGCGCCGTCTCGAGTGGGGACGCGGCACGACCCACACGCACCGCCTGAACGACGAACACAATAACCTCCTAGCCAAGGGACGGCTCACGATGGCTCAGGCCGCAGCTCAGGGCATCGCCGAAGGGCTGACGGCTACCGAGACCGCCGAGAGGTTCGGCTTCTCCGCTCCAGGGATGTATAACTCTGCCGTGCGTCAAGGGCTCAAGTTCCGCAGCCACTTTGAGAAGTTCGGCAGACACAAAGGCAAGCCACCCGCTCCAAGTGTATGAGCCGCCTCACCAAGTTTATCTTCGCTTCGGACAGTCACGGCGACATGGCAGACCCTCAAGCCCTCGCGGCCCTGTACGAGTTTACCAAAGACTTTAAGCCTGACATTAAGATAGCCGGCGGCGACCACTACGATTTTCGCTCCCTCCGTAAGGGCGTCGGAACCGACAAGGAAGGCGCTGAGTCTCTGCAGGAGGACATCGAGGCCGGCGAAGACTTCTTTGCCAAGTGGAAGCCCAACGTCTACCTCTGGGGCAACCACGAACACCGGCTCGACTCTATGCAGGGCCACGGGCAAGCCATCGTCCGCGACTACTGCACCGACCTCAAAGACCGCATTAACCGCGTAGCTCGACAGAACGGGGCCAAGGTAATCCTGCCCTACCACGCCGACAAGGGCGTCTATCGTCTCGGCGATGTGACTATGGTGCATGGGTACGCCCACGGCGCTAACGCTACAGTCGTCCAGGGCTTGCACTACGCACCACACGGCGGGGCTTTAATACACGGACACACCCACAACCTCGCAAGCGTCGCTTTGACCAAGCACGGTGGCGGTAACGCCTTCTCAGCTGGTTGCCTATGCCGTAAAGACGAGATGGCATATAGTGCCCACCGCCTAGCCACCTCCCGATGGGGCTCGGGGTTCGTTGCGGGGTTCGTTACCAAGGGCGGCGACTATAAGGCTTGGCTCGTGCATAAGATGGGCGGCGTCTGGATCTGGCAGACAGAACTTAAAACCTTTACCCCATGACCCACCGCAAGCCCGACGCGCTGCTCCTCCGAGTGATGGCGGCTATCCACAAGACAGCCGAGAAGCCCGCCAAAGGCTTTCACACTATCGACCAATGGGCCAAAATCTGGAAGTGCAAGCGCAACGCCGCCCGCGAGTACGTCATCAAGGGAATGCAGCTGGGACTCATCCAGGAGAAGACCTACCGCGTGAACATCCGGCGAGACGCCAAACCCTACCCTATCGCCCACTACGGCGAAATGACTCGACCTCGTAAGACCTGAGCCCCTTAGTCCCCCACCTTACCTCCAAGCCAATGGAACCCACTAAAACAATCGTCGTTAGACGAGTAGATCCCAAGGACGTACATCCTTGGCTATTGAACAAACATTACGCAAAACGCCTTTGCCCTATCTCTCACGCTTTCGCCGCGTTTGATGGGGAACAAATGATTGGTGTCGTCACATATGGAACGCCACTTTCTTCTACTCTTAAGACGGGAGTTTGTGGGATTGAATACGAGTCCAATGTTTTGGAGCTTAACCGACTTTGTTGCGAAAGCATAAAAAACCTGGCATCGTTCATTGTTGGCAGATCTTTAGCCATGCTTCCAAGGCCTTCAGTTGTTGTTTCTTACGCGGATACAGGGCAAGGACACGTTGGCTTTGTCTACCAAGCAACAAATTTCATTTATACGGGTTTATCTGCGGCCTTCAAAGATCCGATGGTAAAAGGCATGGAGCATAAACACCATACTACAATCGGAGATGAGGGCAGAGGCCATAAGTCTAGAGTTGAGTTTCTTCGGTCTAAATACGGAGCAGAGAACGTTTATTACATCGAAAGAGACAGAAAACATCGCTATGTTTTCTTTGTTGGAAGCAAAAAGCAGGTCAAGGAGATGAGGATTGCTTTGAAGTATCCACAAGAGCCTTATCCGAAGGGCGAGTCTAAGAGGTATGATGCCAGCGCATCAATCAACGGACAAACATATTTTACCATTTAACACCCTCCACTCCAAGCCAATGGAACAACCACCACCTTCTGCCTTAGACGCGGAACGGCACATCCTTGCCGTCTGCATCGCCCAAAGCCTACCGCTACCCGATGGGCTCATCCCGTCCGACTTCTGGGAGCCTCAGCACCAAGACCTCGCCGCCGCGATCAGCGGGCTCATCGACGAGGGGACAGCCCCCGATGAGTTAACCGTCACGCAGCGCCTTCGAGAACTCGGATCACCCGTCGAGGCCTTCACCGTCTCGGACCTATCGACCACCGGGCAATTCATCCAGCCGAACGCCGCTTGGTCGCTTGCGGTGATTAAAGCCCTTAACCTACGCAAACTTGGTGAGCAAGCCCGTGCCGTCCTCAAGGTCGTTAACGAGGCGGGTGCTGACCCCGAGGCCATCGTCCTCGCACAAGAGCAACTTGCCAAGTCTCTGACACGGCGCAAGGGGCACGGCAAAGAAACCTCGACCGAATACTTCGACCTCGACGCCATGCTGGCCTTCGACGCTAAAGACGATAAGACAGTTCTGATCGGAGCCGACCGCCGCTGGATTTGCCAAGGCTACCCGTTCCAAATCGTTGGCTTCTCCGGCACGGGTAAGTCATCCCTCGCGGTACACCTCGCCGTCCACTGGGCTCTTGGCAAGGCGCCGTTCGGTCTAAAGCCCGTGCGCCCGCTCCGTATCCTTATGGTCCAAGCCGAGAACGACTTTGGGGACGCAGCTGAAGGGCTCATCGGCGCCGCCGCTAAACTAGTCGAGGGCGAACGCCTAGCGCTGAAAGAGAACCTAATCTTCGTTCGTCAGTCCGCTAAGATGGGCTTCCCCTTTATCGAGTACCTGGGCGAGATGGTCGAGAAGCACCGCATCGACCTCATCATCGCCGACCCGCTCCTGGCATACGCTAACTTTGACATAGCCGACCAAGCCGAGACGACCGCCTTCTTACGCGGACCCGGTGGCGTCTTTGAGATGCTCCAACGGACTAAGGCCGCCCTGCTGTATATGCACCACACGACCAAGCCCAAGTCGGCTGACGATCTCGACGCGATGACCCCTCAGCAACTTGCCTACCTCGGGGCCGGCTGCGCCGAGTGGGTTAACTTTGCCCGCGACTCGGGCTACCTGTTCCGCACCAAGGCCAACACCTCGGACGGTCGGGCCGTCTACCGCTTCGGGTTCTCCAAGCGTCAGTCCCGCTCAGGGCTCAAGGACTCGACCGACCGCTTCGCCGGGCACGTCAACCTCTGCCACGCCGACGACGGGCAAATCCGCTGGGAGTACGCTCCCCCCGTCATGCAGGACGGACAGGCTACCCAGAAGGGTCATTCCAGCCCTGCCAAGGGCTCGCCACGCCCCTTTGACTACTGAGGGGCTACCTTCCCCTACCCTAAGCCCTACCCCCACCTTAAAACGCCTCTTATGCGTCCCAAGCCGTCACGGACATTCCGACAGACATTCCGTCCTTACCCTACAGGTAAGGTTAGATACTCCTTAGCCCTTCCCTGTGGTCGGGCAGTCGTATCTTGTTATCACCCCAAGTCCTAGGCGATGCCCAACCCTAACCAAAGACGAACCGTTCCCGCGTCAGTTGCCCAAGGCCTAAGCCTAACCCGGGCACGTCAAAAGGCTTGGAGGGATAGACCCGACCATATGGAGGCGATAAGAAAACGGGCCACCGACCAAGCCAAGACAGTCAAGGAAAGGAAACACCTTAGGCTAGTCGAAGACCTCAAGGCATTACCCGATCGCATGACACCCCAGGAGCTTGATGACCTGTTCTTAAAGTCGTATCTTACTCACAAGCAAGTCACTCGAGACTCGTTCTTTAAACGCGTTAAGCGCCGTGGCCTGCTGTCCTATAACCCAGCCGACGGCTGCTGGTATAATAACACTAGCCCCGCGACTGCATAATTTACTTACGCTGTCATAAAGACCTTACACTCTATGCCCGTGGTTAACAAGTCCAAGCCGCCGAAACAGCGCCAGCCGATGCCCCCACCATCTCGGGCTATCCCTTCCCGCGTCGATAAGGAGAAGCAGCGCCGCTTTAACGCGTACCTTAAACTCTGGAAGACGATGCAGGACAAACAGGAGGATGATTACCCATGTCGCTGAACGACCTCACTGCACCGGCTAAGGAAGCCAAGTCTTTCGACGCTTGGTTCTTTAAGCAGTCAAAGAAGTCGCAGGACAAGATGCGCGAGGCTGGTGTCATCCCATACCGCGAGATGGTGCAGTCGCGTCACATCTTCAACATCGACCCGAACCATCCAGCCTGGGCAACGGTGGACACGGACAACGTCAGGCACGAG